GAAGTGATGGAATCGCGATTCTGACGCCTGATGCAAGTACTGGTTATATCGCTTGGGCGTCTCCGTCTGATTCAAATGGGGCATTTATCGGTTACAGTTATTCTACTATAAAGATGCAGATTGCAACCGACCGTGCTGGCGGGGCGATAGAATTTTATTCAGGCAACGGCACGCTTGCCCTCACGCTGAATAGCAGCCAGCAGGCGTTGTTTAGTAGCGCCGGTACGGCGTCAGCCCCAGCTATTAGCTGGTCATCTTACGCCAACGGTTTCTATTGGGTTGACAATGGTTCCGGCACCAGCGGTAGAAACCTGGATTTGAATATTGCATCTATTGGAACGACTCTTGCTACTTTTAACGGATACACCGGACCAGCAGATGTGTTCCCACGACTAATAATCGCTCCAGGCTATACAGGCGGTTATATGACGGGGCAAAACGCGTCCATAGTAATCGATTGCAAATCTGTGCGAGCAACAGATACGGGGCCAGCCTTTTCGTTTAACGTCCCTACTTCAACTGCTGGTGGCGCTAGCGAAGATATGGTGGCTCTAAAAGCGGCTGCTTCTAATAGCACCAATAATGCAAGGCAGGGAGATTTTGTTGTTTACACTCGCAATACTACTATGGATTGGGCGTTGCGTGCGTACTACAACGGCAATGTTTCCATCCGTGGCGCTCTTTCTAAAGGAAGCGGTACATTTAACATTGAACATCCGCACCCTTCTAAAAAGGCAACACATCGACTGGTTCACGGGTTTATTGAAGGACCACGCAACGATCTTTTGTATCGTGGCGTAGTTACCCTTGTTAATGGTTTTGCCACTGTCGATATGGATGAGGAATCCACAATGACTGACGGAACCTGGGTTATGCTTTGCCGGGACGCTATTGCATTTACCGAAGCAACCACCGGTTGGACGCGCACCAAGGGGACTGTCGAAGGCTCAATCCTCACGATCACCGCAGAAGACAGTAATTTCAGCGGGGATGTTAATTGGGTTGTTATTGCAGAGCGCCATGACGAACACATTATGGAACTTGATGGTACTGACGATAACGGTCGTCTAATTGTCGAACCAGAGATGACAGAAGTTGAGATGAACAACTATAAGCGTAAATACGGTCTTCTTCCGGAACTGGAATAAAAAAGGAAACCCAATGACCACCAACGACAAGCCGCTTCTTGCTGTTAACCATTAACAAAGTACATATAAATACACTAAAACGCCAATAGGGGAGAGCGAACCATGGCAGATAAAGAATTTATTGCTCGTAATGGCATTATTGCAAACACAACATTCGTAGCAAATAGTACAGTAGTTCAAGCAAATGGTATCAGTGTTAATTCCACAGGTGCTTATGTAACAGGTACTGCAAACGCTGCAAGCCATACGGTTGGATCTAATTTTATCGCTAACAGTACTGCAATTGTCGGTACTGGATATGCAAATGTAACCACAAGTGTTAACTCGGCATTACTGACAGTAGGTTCTTCATTTATTGCAAACACAACAGGTGCTTACCATACTGGTACAGTCAATGCAGCATCCCATACAGTAGGTTCCTCACTAATTGCGAATACCACAGGTGCTTACCATACTGGTACAGTAAACGCTGCAAGCCATACGGTTGGTTCTTCATTTATTGCAAACACTACTGGTGCTTACCATACTGGTACAGTCAATGCAGCATCCCATACAGTAGGTTCCTCACTAATTGCGAATACCACGGGTGTTTACCACACTGGTACAGTCAATGCAGCATCCCACACAACAACAGGTGTAACTGCTAACGTAACAGGTGTTTATCCTGCATCCAATTCATCTGGTACTGCTTTAGGAAGTACAACTAATCGTTGGGCAATCACGGCTAACTCATTAGTACTATCCACAGCTCTTGCTATAGCAGATGGTGGTACTGGTGCAACAACGGCTGCAAATGCTAGAGCCAATCTTGGTGTAACTGCAACTGGTTCCGATACAACTTATGCCTATCGTGCCAACAACCTATCAGATCTAAGTAGTGCTTCATCAGCCAGATCTAATCTTGGTCTGGGCACTATCGCAACGCAAGCATCAAGCTCTGTTTCTATTACTGGTGGTTCAATTACTGGTATCACTGATCTTGCTATTGCAGATGGTGGAACAGGTGCATCCACAGCTGCAAATGCTAGAGCTAACTTACTAGGAAGCATTGCATTAGGAGAACTTGGTAGCTACCATATTGCTTATTACAGTAATAACAGCACACCTGGTCGAGGTAGTATATATAGTGCAAGTGATCTGACATATCCAGTTACGAGTTGTTGTTGTGGCACCACGTATAACTCATGGGGATTATCAGGAACTTGGCGTGCTATATCTCCAGTATCCGGTATTTCTGGTGGTACAGGTGTGTGGTTGTGGGTGAGAGTAACATAATATGTTAAATATTCAGTATGTTAAAGATCTCGTTTGGTTGGATGTTCAACACACATCATTTAATTGTATTGTAAAATATGTTGAATTTAATGAAGAACATCCTTCTACTATAAATGGTGTGGATAATTACTCTCACATTAAACAAATATGGAATGATGGAATTAGTGGCAAGTATGGTGTAATTAAAGAGTATGTGGCACCAATTATCACTGCAGCATCCGCACAGCCAAAACAGCATGGTGCTGAAGATTTATAAGTTGCTCCAAAGCAATGAAAGAAAACAATGATTAAAGCTATCGAACCAAAGTACCATGTTGAGTATGATAATTCTATAATTAATGTATATCATGCAAATAGAGGTGAAGGATTACCACGCCACACACACGTTTATGCTCATCTGACTATGTGCAATGCTGGTTCCTGTATGGTTCGTAAAGAAAACATTGAAAAACATATTACTAAAGAAAACAAGCCAATTAATTTAATTGCTGGTGAATGGCACGAAATTGAAGCATTAGAAGACAACACTGTATTTGTCAATATCTTTTCCAAAGATTATCGATAAATAATTAGAGAGGTGTAAGATGAAAGCAATAGTAACCGCATTACTAGTATTAGTAACAACCCAAGCTTTTGCCCAGCAAGCACCGCAGACTTTAAGGCCTGTTGGCACGATTTCTGGCAACTTTGATTGTTTCGATAACCGTCAGCTTCGACTTTCGCTAGACCAAGAAGGTAAGACTCAACTTGGCAAGAGCGTAGCTCAAAATGGTGAAGTTGTTGAATTATGGCAAGATAAGAACAATAATTTCACGGTGATCTTTGCATTTCCAGGAATGGCTGCAACTTGCGTTATGATTAAAGGTCAATTTACTAAACAATAGGTTAACTTAAATGGCAGTACCAACTACAAGAGAAGCATTTAAACAATATTGTTTACGTATGCTTGGCAAGCCTGTAATTGAAATCAACGTTGATGATGACCAAGTTGAAGACCGTATTGATGAATCTATTCGGTACTATTGGGATTACCACTTTGATGGTACTGAAAAGACTTACTACAAATACCAGATTACATCCGAGGATATTACAAACAAGTATATTCAAATGCCTGACAACATTATTGGTGTTGTCAACTTGTTTCCAATTGGTCAAGCACTAAACACAAATAACCTATTCAATATCAGATACCAGATTGCTTTGAACGATCTGTATACTCTGACATCTGTGTCAATGGTGCCTTACTATATGGCATTGACCCATATTCAATTCTTGGAGCAGTTTCTGGTTGGCCAACAGCCACTACGATACAACCGTATTACAAACAAGCTATACATTGATATGGATTGGACATTATTGAATGTCGATGATTATATCATTGTTGAAGCTTATGAAGTAATTGACCCATCTGACTATTCAAAAGCATTCTCAGAACGTTGGTTACAAAACTACTGCACATGCTTGATTAAGCAGCAGTGGGGTACTAATATGAAGAAGTTTGAAGGCATGCAATTGCCTGGTGGTTTGAAGTTTAATGGTCAGCAAATATATAATGAAGCTACACAGCAAAGAGAACAGCTTGAAAAAGAAATGATTACTTCGTTCTCAATTCCTGTCACGGACATGATTGGTTGAAATATACATAATGCCAACTACAAATTTCTTTTTCAACAACTATAAACAATCTCAGGAACAAGATCTTCTTGAATCTCTTACTATAGAGGCTATTGGTGTCTATGGCGAGGATATGTATTATGTCCCTCGTAAAATTAATAACAAAGATAAATTATATACAGAGGACGATCAATCATCCTACGAGCAAGCATTCCAAGTTCCAATTTATATTGAGAACGTGAATGGTTTTGCTGGAGATGGAACATTTCTATCTAAGTTTGGTGTAGAGATTCGTGATCAAGTTATTTTCTCTATTGCTCAAAGAGTATTTAATGACGAGGTTGGTGTCAATACTTCTCAATCAAGACCCAATGAAGGGGATTTAATATATTTCCCTCTGAACAACAAATGCTTTCAAATTAAATATGTTGACAAGTTTGCTTTTTACTACCAGCTTGGCAAGCTATATACATGGAAGATGACATGCGAGTTATTCGAATATTCAAATGAAATCTTCAACACTGGCATTCCTCAAATCGATAGTCTTCAACAGAACTTCTCTACAAATATTCTTGACTATGGTTTATTGGATGAACAAGGCAATTACCTAATGACAGAAGATGGGGATTATCTTGTTACAGAACAATATGGCATTGATAGAATTATTGATACTGGTGCCAATGAAAATCTTGAAGAAGAAGGAGATGATATTATCGACTTCTCAGTCACAGATCCTTTCTCAGAAGGAAATCTATAATAAGGAATTTTCGTTATGACTTCATATAAGCAAAGTGGCGTTGATATTGATCTTGCAGATCAATTTGTAGATTATTTGGGCATGCATGATTATGGTGCGGTAGTAGATATTGGTGACCACAAGATTGTTTTGTCAACAGATGGTGTTGGTACAAAACTTCTCGTTGCAGAAGAATTAAACAAGTTTGATACCATTGGTATTGACCTTGTTGCTATGTCAGTCAATGATGTACTGTGCCAGGGTGCAAAACCAGTTAGCTTTCTAGATTATTATGCTACAGGCAAGTTAAATCTAGAAAAATCCAAACTGATTCTCAATGGCATTATTGAAGGCTGTAAGATTGCCAACTGTAAATTGGTGGGTGGAGAAACAGCTGAAATGCCTGGTATGTATGAAGGGGACAAATTTGATCTTGCTGGATTTTGCATGGGAGTTGTCTTGAAAGATATACCAATCGGATGTGAAAGTGGAGACTTTATTGTTGGTATTCCAAGCAGTGGACCTCACTCAAATGGCTTCAGTCTTATCAGAAAGTTATACAAAGATAATAACAAACCATTTGATGATTTCCTACTAACACCAACAAGAATATATACAAAAGAGATTTTAGAAAATCTTAACTGGATCAAAGCATGCAGCCATATTACTGGTAGTGGCATTCATGGAAATCTACCAAGAGTGCTTGGCAACAAGCAGTATGAATTAGATATTGAGATCCCAAAAGGTTGGTGGTCTGAGTTGTTTAGTATGAGTAGTATGAGTAAATTTGAGTTTGAAAATGTATTTAATTGTGGGTGGGGTATGTTAATTGTAACTGAGACACCAGACAGATTAAATATTCCTGATAAACAAGTCATTGGTCGTATTATATAAGGAGAACAAGATGAACGAATTAGTCAGAAAGTTATTTAATGGCGTTGATACTTCTATGTTGTGGAAGCTAACTGCATTGCATGTACTAATTATTGCTGTATCCAATGCACTTGTAAACATTCCAGTAGAAATTTTTGGTTTTAAACTAACATGGGCTGCATTTACTTTCCCATTGGTTGTAGTTGCAACAGATCTAACAGTTCGGCTACTTGGTAAAAACATTGCTCGTAGGACGATTGCATTTGCTTATCCACTAGCAATTATTGCATCCATCTTGGTTGTTTTGTTTGAAGGTGCTCCAGCTAGCGTTGCTCTTCGCATTGGGTTTGCAAGTGCAACTGCTTATGCACTTGGTACTTTCCTTGATGTTTATGTATTCCAGCATTTCCGCGAACGGTGGCCGAATGTTTGGTGGACAGCACCAACACTAAGTTCTATCGCTGCAAATCTTCTTGATACATATACATTCTTTGGTGTTGCATTCTATCAATCAGCAGATAAATACATGGCAGAGAATTGGACAGAGATTGCAACATCTCAGCTAGTTCTCAAGATTGTGGTTAGCTTAATTGTGGTTGTTCCACTATATGGTTTATTCCTAAACTTCCTAATGAAGAGAGTAGGAAAAGTATAATGGCTAAGAAACAAACTCCTACACATTCAGTGAAGTCTTATGTTCGTGTGACAAAGAGTAAAATTGTTGTTGTAAAACCTCACACGGCTTACAACCCAAACCGCAAACCAAAATCAAACAAATTCTAAAACGAAAGGAGCACCTATCATGGCAAAACCAGCAAAGCCCGCTAAGCCCGCTAAGCCCGCAAAGCCAAAGAAGTAAGGAGTACTTACAATTTTTGGTCAGACATTTTACTTCCAAACAATTCGTAAATATGTAACATTGTTTGGAACATTGTTTAACGATATTCATATCACGAGAACTGATACTTCTGGTAATATGACCAACTACATCAAGGTGCCTATTACGTACGCACCTAAGGATAAGATGTTAGCTCGTATCGAGCAAGATCCAAATATCGATAGACCAACAGCAGTAGTAACACTGCCAATGATGTCGTTTGAGATGGCTGGATTTCATTATGATGGTAGTAGAAAGCTAGCCACGGTTGGCAAATCTGCATATCGCTATAATGACAATCCAGACCAGCTCAGATATCAATATAATCCTGTACCATATGATATTGATTTCAAGTTATACATCTATGTCAAGAATGCAGAAGATGGTACTAAGATTGTAGAGCAAATTCTACCATATTTCACACCCGACTTCACAACTACACTGAAGTTAATACCAGACATGAATATCAATATGGATATTCCAACAGTATTAAAAACAGTTGAGCAAACTGATACTTATGAAGGTAGCTTTCAGAAAAGACGAGCTATTATTTGGACTCTGACATTTACAATGAAAGGGTATGTGTTTGGACCTGTGAAGAAGGGTGCAATTATCAAATATAGTAACACTGCATTCTACACTCCTCTTGTTGCTGATTTACAAGATGGAGTTGGCAACTCAACACCAGTTGGATATGTACAAGTGCAACCAGGTTTGACGGCTAATGGTCAGCCAACATCAAATAGCTCACTATCAATACCTGTTGATGAAATCCTTGTTACCGATGATTTTGGGTATGTGGTCAATATTGAGGAAACGAATATATGAACGATGGTAATAATGATTCTATTGGTAAAGCACTTAATTTAGAACCTATCTCTACCCAAGTCCAAACTATCATACAAAAAGCAAATGATGATAGTGCCAAAACAGATTTCGAATCAGCAAGAGCTAATATCTATGAGATTATTGAAAGCGGGGCAACAGCAATGCAGTCCCTTGCTCAAATAGCTGATTCAAGCCAACATCCAAGAGCATTTGAAGTATTGGCTAAGCTAATGGATACAATGCTTCAAGCTAATAAAGATCTACTTCAATTACAAAAAGAGATCAGAGATATTGATAATGCTTCTCAACCTTCCAATGAGAAAGCTCAAAGTGTCACAAATAATTTATTTGTTGGTTCAACGGCAGAGCTACAAAAAGTTTTAGAAAAAATGAAAAATGGTGGACCAGCAGACTCTTAAAGGATATCTAGGGAACACTCTTCTCAAGAAAT